GAAAGTTCCCGTCACTTGGCTGTCCTCCGAGAGAGCATTCCAGATTAAAAATAATGTAACCCTAAGAGACGCAGGTGGGCACCTCAAATTGCCACTGATAACGATTGATCGTGGAGAAATAACAAAAGACCCATCTTTCAAGGGATCCTATCAAGCACATAATCCACTCCCAGTATCTGGTCCTCGTGGTTATAAAAATCACTCATATATCGTAGGCAGAAAAATAAAGTCTGTAAAATCGTCTGAGTTTATGGAAAATGATATAGCAGCGGCAACAAACTCTACTCAAAATAATGGATATACAACAGTTAAAAAAATTGTTTATGAAGAAGTGTATATGCCAATACCTGTATATGTATCAATAAATTATTCAATTAATATTAGAACTGAATATCAACAACAGATGAATCAGCTCCTCGTGCCTTTCATAGCAGGAACAGGCCAAATCAACTCCTTTGTATTTAAAAAGAATGGTTTTAGATACGAGGCATTTATTCAGCAAAATTTTAACCAAGAAAATAATGCTAACAATTTTGGTGAGGACGAAAGATTCTTTACAACCAAAGTTGATGTAAAAGTATTAGGATATGTTCATGGTGAAGGTGTCAACGATGCCAAGCCAAAAGTAGTAACAAAAGAGAATATTGTTGAAGTTAAACTTGTTGGCGAGAGATTGGTCAAAAATATTAGTGATGACAAGAAATTTGTATGATTACTGGGTGATTGGGTTATTGAGTATTTGAATAACTATTTACTACGAATAACATTAAATTATAGGAGATATTTTAATGATTAAGTTTGACTTCTTGTCTCCCGGTGTAAACATTAGAGAGATCGATAATTCCATCCTTCCTGCGGAAGCCATTGAAGCAGGCCCAATTTTAATTGGTAGAACCCGTCGTGGACCTGCATTACAGCCTGTTAGAATTAGATCTTATGAAGATTTTGTTGATGTCTTTGGGGCACCTGTGCTCGGATCAGCAGGATCTACAGATGACATCTGGAGAGCCGGATTCGTTCAGGGTCCACAATATGCTGCCGTTGCAGCCCAAGCTCACTTGGCGTCTCAAACAACACCTGTGACCTTCGTAAGGCTTTTGGGTGATGAGAATCCAAATTCAGCAATAACTGGTATAACTCCCGGATGGACCCTTGCTGGAAGCCCAAATGAAGCTGCCGCTAGTAACTCGACTGCATACGGTCTTTTCTTAATTAATTCAGGTGCAGCGAACACCGCTCAAACAGGTTCACTAGCAGCTGTATTTTATGCTAACAGCGGTTTCTTAACATTGTCTGGTACCATCGCTGGTGATGTTACAGATATTACATCATCTGTTGGTTGCCTGATCAGTTCACAAGGCTCTAGCAAAGAGTTTAAAATTGGTGTCTTTAATTCAAGCGGAGATAACTTAGAAACTATTTCTTTCAACTTTGATCGCTCCGATAATTCTAAATACATCAGAAATCAATTTAGTACAAACCCAGTGCAAACAAATAGCACCCTTGTTGGTACAACAAATCAGAAGACTTACTGGCTTGGTGAAACATTTGATAGATTCATCGCAGATACAGTTACCAATACTGGTGCAAACGGAAATGTATATGGTGTTCTCTATGCTCTTGAGAGCGGATCTGTTAACTGGAGTGACCATGCCGAGGTACACAAGAAAGCTAGATCTGGTGATGTAATTGCTCAGGATCAAGGTGCTGCAAGTCAATTTGATCCAATTGCAAGTAATACAAAGCTTTTTTACTTTGAATCGCTCCATGGTGGATCTGATGTACAGAACAACACTTTAATTGCTATTACCAATATAACACTGCCAATTAATAATTCAGTAAGTTCTTTTTCTCAATTTGATGTGCAAGTAAGAGATATCGGTGGAAGTATACTAGAAGAATTTAGAAATCTTGATCTCAATCCTCAATCTGACAATTACATTGTTAAAAGAATTGGTGATACAGTTCAAACTTGGAATGAGACCACTCGTAGATATGATGTGACTGGCGATGAACCCAATCTTTCAAACTACTTTAGAGTTGTTGTTAGTAATATCGTAAGAGACGGAAGTGCTGCTGGATTAGCACCATTTGGTTTCTTGGGTCCAATTAGACCAAAAGGATTTACTATCATTAGTGGCTCTACTGATGTTTTTCCTGAAGGAACAAATAATGAAGAAGATGATGCTTTCGTTGGTGCATTTGTACAACAGGGTGTACCTGCCTCTGTTGGTCACGGTAAAATCGCACATGTTCCAACAACAGCATACACCGCCTCATTTGTTTTTCCAAAGTTAGCCCTTCGTGCCAATGGTGCTGAAGGTAATCCACCTGATCAACTTGAAGTCATGTATGGTATTCGACCAACGGAGACTTCTGCTACTAGCACGATTGATAACGGATATGTTGACTATGTTAGAAGACTTGCAGAGGGTGTCAATAATTATGCTCCCGATGCCGCAGGTGACTTTGAACACTCATTCTGTTTTACCCTTGACGATGTAGTCGTTGACACGACCCTTAGAACAACAACATATACTTCTGGTTCTAGAAGATCTGGTACATCGTTCAGTGCCACTGACGGAGCTGCTAGTTTATTAGATAATGATGTTCAACAGTTTATCATGCCAGTATGGGGTGGTTTTGATGGATTAGATATTACAGAAAAAGAACCATTCAGAAACACAATATTGGGAGATGGATCAAGCAATACCACTGCAACCAATTACACACTTTACTCAATGTTCAAAGCACTTGACAGTATTCGTGATAGTGAGCAAGTGATTGCCAATACTCTCTCGGTTCCCGGTGTAACGGAAAGCAAAGTCACTGACAAAGTTATCTCAATATGCGAAAGCAGAAAAGATCTCCTTGGAATTATTGATCAAGAGGGTGGATATGTTCCAGAGACAGAACAAGAAAATAGAGCCCTTGGTGTTGTTTCAACAGTTATAACAAATGTAAAGGCTAGAAAATTTAATTCAAGCTTTGCATGCACTTTCTATCCATGGGTTCAAATACAAGCAAACACTGGTTTTGATTCTGGTAAAATATGGGCACCTGCATCAGTTGCCGCAATTGGTGCATTTGCAAACTCTGAAAGACAATCAGAACTGTGGTTTGCTCCTGCTGGTTTCACAAGAGGTGGACTTAATCCTCTCGGTGGAGTTGGAGGACCCGGAGTAATTAATGTTGATGGTGTTCTTACGGCCAAGCAAAGAGATAAATTATATCAAGTCAATGTTAATCCAATCGCATCGTTCCCCGGTGAAGGTATTGTCGTGTTTGGCCAGAAGACTCTTCAAGCAACTCCTTCGGCACTTGATAGAATTAATGTTAGAAGATTACTTATCTACCTCAAAGGAGAGTTATCAAGAATCTCTCGTGGACTTCTCTTTGAGCCAAATGTAAATGCGACTTGGTTATCATTCAAGTCTCAAGCAGATCAAGTTCTTTCTGAAGTTAAAGCAAACTTTGGTGTAACTGATTACAAAGTTGTTCTTGATGAAACAACTACAACAGCAGACCTCATTGATAGAAATATTCTCTATGCTAAGGTCTTCATCAAACCAACCAGAGCAATTGAATACATTGTTGTAGACTTAATTGTTACAAATACTGGTGCGGAATTTGTATAACGATATAATTAATATAATAGGAGATTAATTCAATGGCTTTTTGGTCCGAACAATACAATGCTCAATCGAAAGATCCCAAAAGAGGATTTAGATTTAAAATTACATTTCAAGGCTTGAACGGTGGAGACATTGTTTGGTTTGCCAAGCAAGTAGGTAAACCGTCATTCACCATTACTGAATCAAGTCACTCATATCTTAATCATAACTTTTATTTTCCGGGTCGTGTTGAGTGGGATACACTTTCAATGACATTAGTTGATCCTGTATCACCCGGTGCTGTTGCACAAACAAATGCTATGGTTGTTGCTTCCGGATATCAGATTCCCGGTTCACCTGCTGATTTGATAACTATGTCAAAAGGTAAATCAGTTGCATCAATCGGTTATATAATAATTGAACAGATTGATGCAGAGAGTAGAGTAACTGAATCATGGACACTTAAGAACCCATTTATTAAGTCAGTTAACTTTGGTGAACTAGCATACGAAAACGATGATTTAACAGAAATCGAAATCGAGCTTCGTTATGACTGGGCAGTTTGCGATATTGGACCAACGGCTGATGGTGCTCAAACTGGACTTACAAACCAACTTGCAAATATCCCCGACAACAAAACTTTTTATGATAACTAAAAATGTCTTTCTGGACTAGCCCAACTATTCATCCAAAAATAAAGTCCCGCTTCATCGTTTCGTTTGGATCGGGCTTTTTTCTTCCTAATGTTAAATCTGTTACAAAACCAGCAGTGGAGGTAGGAACAAAAGAATATCGCTTGATGAATCATTACTTTAACTATCCGGGCCTCGTAAGATGGCAACCGATTCAGATCGTATTTGTTGATATGAATGGAGCCGGAGGACAATTTGATACATCACAAATGCTTTACGAGATGCTTAAGAATTCAGGCTATGCTTCCCCCACAACAGATAAACATGGCTTGGGTAAAGAGCCTGTTCGTGGTGCAGCAAATAGCCCCATCACAACCGCAGAGAAAGCATCAACGATAGCTAACTCATTTGGTGATGGTCTTTATGGACCAAGTAATTACAGTGACGAAAGTCCTAGTGCAGATAATAGAACTATAAGAATACAACAAATAGACTTTGGCTCACCAAGTCCCGACAATGATATAGCAACTCAAACGGGTACATTTATTCCAGATGCTAACACTGTCGAAGAGTGGGAACTTATAAACCCAATCATAACAAATATCTCATGGGGGAGTCTTGAATACGGTTCGGATGATTTAGTTGAATGCACACTAGATATTATGTACGATTGGGCAGAACACAAGAGCGACTCAGACTTAGACATCAATCTCCCATTAGTAACAAACAAATATCAAAATTTCTCAACATAAACAGCGAGGTGAAAATTGAGTAGAAACAATGAAGAAAGGTTTGGAGCCCACGGTGATGCTGGCTCAGAACCCGTTGCGGCAATGCCAAATCCACTGGATTTTGTATCCCCAACCGAACATGTAGAACTCCCGTCTAGAGGGAGAGGATATCCACAAGGTCACCCACTACACAATCAAGAGACGATTGAGATTAAATACATGACTGCAAAAGAAGAAGATATACTTTCTTCTCGATCTCTGTTAAAGAAAGGTCTTGCTATTGAAAGACTTATTGAATCTGTAATCTGTAACAAGAACATTGCCGCTCAGGATCTTCTTGTCGGAGACCGCAATGCAATTCTAATTTCGGCTAGAAAATCAGCATACGGAAACATTTATAGCACAAAGGTCACATGTCCTAACTGCACCGAAGTCAGTCCATATGATTTTGATTTAAATGAGGCAGATGTTTTTGAAGGATCTGAAATTGGAGAGTATGGTATTACTCCAACAGACAATGGAACCTTTAAGGTTACACTACCTGTAACAGAGTTCTTAGTCGAATTTAGACTATTACGAGGTAAAGATGAACTTGAGATTATTAAGAAGTCTCAAAAATTGTCTAAGAATAATGTCGCAGAACAAAATGTGTCAGATCAATTGAAAAAATTTATTATCTCAGTGAATGGATATAGCGAAGCCAAAGTTATAAATCATGTCGCTGATAAAATACCAGCACAAGATTCAATTTTCTTGCGAGCCGCCTATAGACAGTGCTCTCCAGATATTAAAATTACCGAAGACTTTACATGTCCGTCTTGTAATTATCAACAAGAACTGGAGGTGCCTTTCGGGGCAGACTTTTTTTGGCCTAACAGATGAATACATGGCTAATGTTTATGAGCAGTTCTTTGTTCTCAAGCATTACGGTTCATGGTCTTTGATCGAACTTTACAATCTTCCTGTTGGTCTCCGTAAGTGGTGGCTTGATCGGACAATCAAAGAGTACGAGAAAGAAAAAGAAGAACATGAAAAGGCAATGAAAAAGTCTAAACGATAATGCTCTTTCGAGAGCATTTTTGTTTATGATCTAATTATAAAGAGGACACCGCTATGATTGTAATAGATTTAACAAAAAAGAACCAATTAAATGAGAGTTGGCTTTGGATGATTGGCTCATGGTCAAAATCTCTTCTTAGGCAAATGTTTGGAAAAGATTTCTCTTTGAACATGTCGTTAAAAGAAGAGGAAGAGGAAAACAGGCTCAACTTTGTCATTCGAGGAGAAGTTGAAGATGTAAAGGCTTATGCCGATGCTTTGCTTCGTGAAAAAGATTATCTTGAAGCATATGCTCGATTTGGTGATGATCATCCGATGACAAACAAAGCACGAGGTTTGCTACAACAAGCAGTTCAGAACTTTGAATCCAAGACCGGCATTAAGTGGCCGTTCTCTGACGAGGAATAATAAATGCCACAAGACGGTGACATACCATCAGAAGCGGAACTGGCTGCGGCGATTGAGAAACTTGAGACTGCAATCGCTAAGCAAAAAGAACTGTTAGAGCTTAGATTACAAGATGCTAGAGTTGTCGGTGATGTA